GGCGTATCCAAAAAGGCGCCATGATTTCAAAAGATTTGCCTGACGACTATAAAAGGTTTTTTGCTTACTTTTAACAGCTTGAACTTTTTAGTATAATCAGCCTCCAAGTTTTTTCCTCGGGGGCTTTTTTAATGGAAAAATAAAATGAGTATGTTTTCTGATGCCATTATCAATATTTGGCTGAACGTTGGAGATGCCAAAAAACAGCTTGACGGGCTGCAGGGGGCTTTTGCCAAAACCGCGGACAAGATCCAGAACAATTTTATTGCCAAGCTGGGCGGGTTGGCTCTGGGCGGCGTCGGCATAAAAGGTTTGACCAGTGTTTATGACGAGGCCTTAAAAATCCAAAATCTGGCCGAGAGCTGGAATTTGCCGGTTGAGAAAGTAAGCGCTTTTACCAATGCTTTTTCGCTTTTGGGCGGCAGTACGGACGACGCTTTGAATACTGTAAACAGTTTGCAACAGGCAGCTAATCAACTTAGTTTTCACTCTAGCGGACCATTTCGTGAACTTTCTGCGGTTATTCGCCAAAATCTCTTCAAAAAAGATTATCAGGGGGCGATAGAAGCTATACGTCGGGAATACTCACGTTTGAGTAAAGAGCCGGGACGTAATGGGCAAAAAGAACTCCTGAATATGCTGGGCATTGACAACCTGCCGTTTATGCGGATGTTGAAACTGACGGACGCCGAATACGCCGAAATCAACAAAAAAGCGCAGGAGTTCGGCGTTTTGACGGAGAAAGCATCCGAAGCCCTCAGGGGCATGGAAATCTCCCTTGCCACTATCAGTCAGGCTTTTCAGGCGATTGCTTATCCGGTTTTGGAAAAGCTGGCGCCGGTTTTGGATAAAATCAGCGCCGGGATGGAGCGTGTCGCCTTTCTTTCACCGGAGGTTAAAACCGGCATTGTCGGCATTTTGGGTGCGGTAACGCTGCTTTCGCCGGCCTTAAAAACCGCAGGCTTTTTGTTCGGTTCGGTTTTCTCGTTTTCAACGGTAGGCATTACGGCCGCCGCCGGTGCGGCTTATCTCCTGTGGCAAAACTGGGATAAGGTCAGTCAGGCTTTTAAGGATTATCTGGCGGAAAGCCCGCGGCTGAAAGATGCTTTGGACGTTGTCGGCGAAGGCTTCCGGGCAATCGGTAATGGCATAAAGTGGCTGGCGGACAATTTTAACGGCTGGTTTCCTTATTTCATCGACGGAATAAACGAGATTTTAACGTTTCCGAAGTGGCTCCTTTCGTTATTTGTTAAGGCTCAGGACGGATCTCAAGCTCTAGGTGGCGCTCTTGCCGGGTTTGTTTCCGGTGAGGGAATTATGGAAGGTGCCCGCATAGGTATGAGTCATGATGCCCCCAACTATCAGCCGAGTTTGGCACAAACAAGGATAAACAACGCCGCGACCAACGACAACAGCCGCAATGTCACGGTCTATGTCGGTTCGGCTGTTTTGCCGAATGTTTCCGACTCACGGCAGTTTATGCGGGATATGGAGCGAATGGGGAACCGCGGGTTGCCGTCGGTGGCGCAAAATAATGCCGGAGGAGTGATGTTATAATGGAACTCAACTTTTTAAGCAGCATTACCGATAAGCTGGCCCAATCGACCTACAGCATCTATGGAACAGACGAGAAGGGCGACCGCAAGATTTATCTGGAGTTTGACTCGATTTTGGAATGTTCCTACAATGGTTCGGCCACGGTTACGCAATATCCGGCAGAATCGGGTATAAACATAACCGATTACAAATATTCAAACCCCGATCAGATCACCTTAAAAGGCATTATATCCAAAAACGGCACTGTCGGACTTGGGGCGCTTGGTATTAACTATTCTATCTTCGGACAGGACAAAGTCAGCCTGATTGAAACCACCCGCCAGCAGCTGAATGAACTATGCCGGCAAATGAAGAGAGTAAACATCCAGACCCGCAATTCCGGTTTGCGGACGAGCTTTACTTTGTCTGGTTTTGAAATCACGGAAACGCCGGACAATTATAATCTTCTGGAAGCGGACATGACTTTTGACGAGGTTCTTTTGTTCGGAACGGACGGAAAACTTAACCGCAGCGCCTCCGACGAAGACACGCAGGACGGTGGCATTGTCCAGACTTTGGCAACAGACATAAAGGCATGGTGGAACTCATGACAAGAACGGCAATCAACCTGATAAACGAACCGAACAGCAAAGTTTCGGCCAACATTACCGACGCGGCGGGAGAAATCCACACGGTCAATGTGGCGCTCCGCACCATGGCGGACGGTTCTCTGATTATGGATTTGACGATTGACGGCGAAGTGCAGTTTTACGGTCGCCGCTGTATCAATCGGATGCCGTTGATGCTCTCGCAGGTCATTTCCGGCAACTTTTATTTTTACGACCTATATGGCAACAGCGATCCCGAATATTCGGGATTCAACAGCCGCTATCAACTGATTTATGATACGGATTTCAATCTACAATGAACTGGCGAACAAGGAAATTAACAGCGAGTTTGTATTATGACGGCGTTTTGAAAAACACGCTCACGGAAGAACTCGCCTTTACTTTCAATACTTCTGAGGCGGTGAGCGGCGCCTTAAACGAAGCAAACGTGGTGATAAGCGGTCTAAAAACCGATACCATGTTCAGCCTGGCGACGTCGAATACGCAATGGGTCAAAAACTGGGTGCAAAACCGTCTGGTGATTGAGGCCGGGTATGACAGCGGCAGCAAAGGCGTTGTTTTTGACGGGACGATTATGGAAGCGAGGCCGGATTTAAGTAAGGCGGATTACTCCATAACATTAAAAGCGATGTCGATGTTTTCTGAGCTGACAAAGGTTAAAAGCTATACCTACGCCGGCGATACCCCGGTCAATACGATAGCTCGGAAACTGGGGACGGACTTGGGGCTTGTTCTTGTTTCCGACATAGACGATACGGTAACCATAAGCAACTTTCTGTTGCGCGATCAAAATGCGGTCATGGGGCTGCGCGCTTTGGCGCAGGCAACCGGACTTGATATTTTTGAAAGCAAGGGGCGGCTTTATGTCAAAAAACAAAACGAGGGCTTAAAAAAACTGCCGCAACTCACCATTCCGCAGGCGGAGATCATCGGCGTTCCCGAACCGACACCGACCGGCGTGATTATCACAATACGGCTTAATCCGTCGTATCAGACGGGGCAGCGGGTCAAAGTGAACTCTTTGAAATACCCGCAGTTGAGCAGCTATGATTTTTATATTTCCACTCTATCGCATGCAGGACAAACCCGCGGCAGCGAATGGATAACGCGGCTTAACTTGATGAAGGAAGGCTTAGGGTTTTATCGATGAGCAATAATATTCCGGCATACAATCCGGCGGAGCTGCAAACGGATACGGGCGTTTTGCAGCTTTTTTTGCGTCAATATCTCAACTCTTTTCTCGGCACCGTTCAACCGGTAGAAGTGGCGGCAGTCAGTGAGGACAACGCATTTGTCGACGTTTTGCCGCTGATCAGACAGATCAATACACAGAACGAGGAAATTCCGATCACCGCGGACAACACGCTTTACAAAATTCCGGTCATGAAGTTTGAGGGCAACGGCTGCAAAATAACCTACAAACCGGCGGCGGGCGACATCGGGCTGCTGATAGCCTGCAAATTTGACATTACCAATTTTAAGAACACAAAAGCGCAGTCAACTGTCGGCAGTTTACGGCAATTCAACTGGGCGGACGGTTTTTTCCTGCCGGTTTCTTTCAATTCTGCCGGCGACGGGCTGGTTATTTCCAATCAGCAAACAACCATTACCCTGCTGCCGGATTCGGTCGATATCAACACGCAAACCGTCAACATCACGGCCGATACGGCAAACGTCACGGCAATGGCGGTTAACCTTGGCGGCGAGGGCGGCAAAGGCGTGGCGCGGATCGGTGACACGGTTGAGGTTAATCCTAATACGCACCAGGGTACTATCACTGCCGGTTCTGTGACCGTATTTTCCAAATAAAGGAGGAAAGATGCAAACTCTGCAATTAGACGAGCACAACAATCTGGTGCTTGAAGACGGTTCTTTGACCGTTATCGACGGGATTTCTGCTTGCGCTCAAGACGTAAAGACCCGCGTCGGCCTTTGTTTGGGAGAAAATCCGTACAACACGGAAGAAGGCATTGACTATTTCAACGAGGTTTTGGGCAAAACCGGCGGCATTGACGGCGTGCGAGAGATGATCCGCCGGCGGATAAAAGATAACGAAGAGATTGTGCAAATCAACCGGCTTTCCACCTCAAGCGCGGACAACGTTTTGAATATCACCGCGGAAATATCAAGCATTTACGGAGTTTTTGAATTATGAGCCTTTTTTCTGTTACAAATCAGGGGGTCATCACGGTTGATACCTCGGAGATCAAAAGCGATTTTGAGGAGGCCTACAAAGGCGCTCTCGGGGCAAATATTAACTTAGAGAGCAGCACCTTTCAGGGGCAGATGATCACAAACGACACGGCGACCTTAACAAAGGCGATGAATGAAGTTGTCAATATTGCCAATTCTTTTTCGGTCTATACGGC